GGATATTCAGACGGATTACCTTCTGGAGCTTGTCGTTGCGATGCTTGGCATGGGCGGGCTGCGAACCTTCGAGAAAATGCGCGGGGTGGCGCGATGATTTCCGCCCGGTGTGAATTGCGTTTGGCTGGGGTGCATCCTGATCTTGTGCAAGTGGTGCGGCGCGCGGCGGAAGGCGGCGTGGCGTTCCGGGTTGAAGAAGGATTGCGGACAGTAAAACGCCAGAAACAGCTTGTGGCGTCCGGGGCGTCTCAAACCATGAACAGCCGGCACATTACCGGCCATGCGGTGGACCTTCTGCCTTTGGTAGATGGGCAACATACATGGGATTGGCAATACTACTACCCCATGGCCGACGCTATAGCCGATGCGGCGCGCAAGGAAGGCGTTCCGTTGATATGGGGCGGCGCATGGGCGCGACTGGTGCAAGACTGGCCCAAGGGCGGCGCTAAAGCGGCGCAGGATGCTTATGTGGCGGAACGGCGCGCGGCAGGGCGCAAGCCGTTCCTTGATGGGCCGCACTTTGAATTGCCGGCGGGGAGTTATCCGTAACGGATAACTTTTCGCTGATATCAACAAAATGCTTGCGCCGTGGCGGTAGCATTAGAAGGCTGCGCTTATTTGAACCATTCCCCCGACATCCAGCGCGGCGCGGATGGGGTTACTCATTGCATTCCCCCTTCGCCAGCGCGCGGATGGCGGCGGCAACTACTGATGGTGTTGATATGGATAAGTTGATAACAACCTTCGCGGCTTTCTCTATCCCCTCTAGGCGCGCGGTAGCGATGCGCGCATCCATTTCGCCGGGCGCGAGGCATGGGCCGGCATAATTAAACAGGAGCGCCTCCCGCAACCGGGCGTTCTCGGCCCGCAACGCATCACGCTCGGCGGCGAGGGATTGGAGGGCGGCGGCGGCGTTACGCATCGCGTGGTCAGTGTACGGCTGATATCGCGCTCCCTGCGGCGCCTCGGCATCATTAGCAAGCCGTTCCGCCAGCAGTTCCGCTTCTTCCGTGGTTATGGTCATTTCTTCCGCGCCTCCATCATCGCGTCGGCATTATCCCAAACAATCTGACACTGTTCTGGCGTCAGTTCATTGTCAGAGAGCGGCCTCGATAGAAACGCCGCGACAATCGCTATCGCAAATTCATCGCGCAGGGTTTTACGGTCATACACCTCAAGAAACGGGCCGGGGCCGGCGGCGAGCAGCTTTGCCCGCCAATCCGCTTCGGTTTCCTGCACGGCAGGCGGCGTGTCACTGACACAGACTTCGCTGATTAGGTCCATAACACGAGCAGCGCCAACAAAAGAACCATCTTCCTTATAATACTTGAAGCCATCGCCAGTGAAGTTCCTTTGGATTGGGCCAGACACCTGCCCGTCCCGCGTCCGGTAATACTTGCCCGCTTCGATTTTCATATCACCACCCCCAATATCGCCAGCGCCAGAATAGCGCCGCAGATTGTCACGATAGCCGCCGCTTGCCCGCGCGTGATCGGCGCGTAATTCCGATCAGGGCCAGGGCCGGGATAAAAGCCGCCGCTCATGGGGATGCCTCCTGTATGCCAAGTAAATGCTCAATCACAGACAGTCGGTCGCGCACCAATGCAGGCAAACGATTGCGCGGCAACGTGCGAATATCTCGCACCGCATCTCGCGCGTTCTGCACCATCCAAGGCATTTTTGCTGCTCTCTCAACGGCGTGGGGGCGCTTCATTGCCACATCGTCTACAGCTCGCGCACACAAACCGCAAATTGCGTCCGTTTCCGGGTCATATTCAGTTGGAAAGCATTCCAAAACGGAGCGCCAATTTTCTTTGGGCCATGGATATACTTGCTGACATCCACGGCATCGCAAGCCCGCAACATCGCGAATAAATCGCATAACCGTTTTCAAGTCATAAAGATAAACCATGGCCCAGCCAGCAGCTATCAAACGGTCATCGGTTACCCAAAACCCATGGGTCTTTACGGAGGAAGCTGCCATGCGATCATCATCGCGCACCCAGGTTTTCGTTGGGTACGGCAGGAAAACGCAACCGTTTTTCGCATTGGCCGCATGATCGGCTTTGATGGCGTCTATTGAAACTGGCAGCCAAGAACGGGCTGCCAACCATTCCAACATGTCGGCATACTCATGAGTGCTAGCATGCAAATGGTGGTAGGTGGGCACAATCATGACAGCAACGCCCGCAAGTTAGCGGTTTCGCTAATTTCAGTGCCCAACAGCCTCCGCGCCTTCGCTTCAGCGTGAACGGTATCGTTGATGCGTCCGGCGAGTTGTTGAATCGCGCGGATGCGCTCCATATCGCCGCTGCCATTCCTCAATGCGTCGATCTCATCCCACATCGCATGGCGTAAGCCGTTAAAGGTGCGTTCAGTGGTTCGCTTGCTCATTTGGTTTTTTCCTTTCGGGTGTTTTGGTTAGAATGGAATGTCATCATCAAGATCAGCCGGCGCCGGGCGTGGCGCAACTGGCGCGCTGGCGCCGTCTTTCGGTTTGGCCGTCAGACTGAAAAACTTGCCCGATCCATCCTTGCGTTCCTTGATCCAGCCTGATAGCCAATACTCGCGGCCTTCGATATTGATCGAACCGGAAAAGTCCGGATGCGTGTCTTGAGTTTTCCGGTCATTGCGCCCGAAAATGCCCTTGTTCGTGTTATCGTATCCGCTCATTCTGCTTCTTCCTGTTCTGTGGTTTCTTCCAAGCGCGCCGTGATGGCCGCGCGAATGTCTGCAACGGTGTCGGGGTAGCGCGCTTCAACGGTGGCAAATGTGCCAAGGTTCGCATCAGCCCAGGCCCGCAGCGCGCCGGGGTCATGCGCCAACAGGCCAATCGCCTTCATTGCGGCGCGGTGCCAAAGCTCTATGGTGGCGATAGAGTGTTCTTTGGCGTTCGGGTCAATCAGCGGCAACGGTTCGCTCGCGGGCCGTGCGGCGGGCGCTGGGGCCGGTGCAACAGCGGCGGCGAGGTTTTCCACATGACGCGGTTCGGGGGGCGTGTCCTCCGCTTCCTCGCGCGTTAGAACCCCGCGCAACGCATCCGGGAACACGTCACGAATAGCAAAGCCGCGCGCCCTGAGCTGCAACATGCGATCCGGGTATTGCGTCCAGGGGCCGGCCTTGCCCCAAAGCCCGGCGCGCTTGGCGTCGGCAATGGAGAACGTCCGGCGCTGGGGTTGTTCGTCCCGGCGCGTGACTTCGCACCAGCCATGCCGGGCATCGCCTTCGCCTTCTGCGCCCTCCTGCACAGACTGGCAATCAGGATGCCCCCGCACCAGCGCAAGCGCAGCATCGCCCCAGATCGAAGGCCGGCCATTAATTACGGCGATGTTCTGGAGCGCCTGGAGCGGGCCAAGGCCAACTTCCCGGCCCCATTGGATTGCGACCAGCACATTCCCAGGCTTGCCCTGAAAATCGCGCGGGATCATGGTGGAGCTTGCCAGGATTTCAGAGAAGCGCATGGCTTCTTGGATCGTGGTCGGCTCCAGCGAGGTTTTGTGAAGGGTTAGGCTCATTTCATTTTTCCTTTGAGGTTATCACTAAAGAGGGCGGCGCTTGCACCAGCACGGCGCCTTTGATTTTGTCGCCTTTCGCCAAGCGCGCCTTGATATAAGCCTTGTCGGGTTCGCGCTTGGTGCGGAAACAGTCATCGGGCAGCGCCTTTTCATCGGTGATTTCCGCCGACTTGGCGCCGTTGCCGCGCAGCGTGGCGCGGTGGTGCCTGCTTTCCGTTACCGCCGCGCCAGGGTCGCCACATTCAGCCAGGCCAGCGCGCAATGCTTCACGGGCTTGTGCCGCGCCGCGCGTCAATTCCGCCTGGATGCGCGTCCAGTATGTGACCGCGCGCTTGGCTTCTGTATCGGCATCTTCCAATGCGACAATGGCGTCTAGCGTTCCGGTAAAGGTGGCGTCGAAGCTATTGGCCTGCGCTGCTTTGCTAGTCGCCACCTTAGCGGCTATAAGCGTTAAACGCATCGGATGCGCGTCGTAATCCGGCATTGTCGCCGGCACTTGCACGGCGCGCACGGCTTCCCGCAAGGTGGCGGCGATTTCCTCGGCGGTCATTGTCCATCTCCAAAAAGTGAAAGCTGCCCCGGTTCGGGGATCAGCACTTGCGCGCCCGCCGCTGTCAGCAGCGCCGCCAATGCGGAAGCTTCCGCGCGGCATTGCGCGGCGTCATCGCGGGATTGCGCGGCGCGGTCAGGATCGGCGCGGTCATGGCGATCCGCCGATGCTTCAAGGTGGCGGGCGTTCAACACGCATCGCGCGTGAAGCCCGGCAACGGTGGCAATCTGAAAGGCGTTCATCATGCCACCCCCAGCAGCACAAGCCAGACCGCCACGACCCAGGCGATGCCTTGGAATAGCGCCTCAAAGGCGCCAGAGACAACCGTGCCGCCAAAGGCGAGGCAGGCAAGAAAGATCAGGATTAGGGGGCAAAGGACGATGATCCATGCGGGTTTTTCGGTCATGGTGTATCCCTCCAACGCTTTATGGCTTTGGCAAACATTGCCAGAATGTCTTGCGTTTCATCGCCAAGAGCCGTCCCGGCGCGCGTGGCCTTCCAATGCTTGCGGCATTCTTCCAGCGTAAAAAACCGGCAACCGGCTTTAATGTAAAAACCATCCTCGCAATGCCAAAGAAAAAACTCGTAGCCGTCGGAGCGCATGGCGCGGCGCAGGATACCGATGGCGGTTTTGTCGTTGGCAAGGCGGACGCCGACAAGGTTGGCCCCGTCAAGGCTGGCCCCGTCAAGGTTGGCCCTGGCAAAGCTGGCCCTGGCAAGGCGAGCCCTGGCAAGGTTGGCCCTGGCAAGGCGAGCCCTGGCAAGGATGGCCCCGTCAAGGTTGGCCCTGGCAAGGTTGGCGCCGTCAAGGCGGGCGCCGTCAAGGCGGGCGCCGACAAGGCTGGCCCCGTCAAGGTTGGCGCCGACAAGGATGGCCCCGTCAAGGCGGGCGCCGACAAGGTTGGCCCCGACAAGGTTGGCCCCGTCAAGGCTGGCCCCGTCAAGGTTGGCGCCGACAAGGATGGCCCCGTCAAGGTTGGCCCTGGCAAGGTTGGCGCCGTCAAGGTTGGCCCTGGCAAGGTTGGCGCCGTCAAGGCGGGCGCCGTCAAGGCGGGCGCCGACAAGGCGGGCGCCGACAAGGCTGGCCCCGTCAAGGTTGGCTCGCTTGCCGCCTCCATTGCGCAACCATTTAAGATGATCCGCCAACACGGCGGCGATTTGTTCCTGTGTCATTACGCGGCACCCCGGCGCATGTTCCAATTATCAATTGAGCGATAAAATCCGCCGTTCAGGCTGTCATCTTCCGCGCGGCGCTCGGCTTCACCCGTGACGGTGGCAGCGCTTTCAACCAGCACGTTAATCGCGTGGTCAATATCCTCAGACGCGCGCTGGCTTGGCGCGGCGGCGCTGATTTCCAGCAATTGCGCCACCATGCGTTCAATTTGCAACATCGCGGTCCAAGCCGTGGTCGCGGCATCGTGCCAGTTGCCGTTTCTGTCATCTGGGCACTTTTCCAGACGGGTGCGGTAGCCCGCCAGGCTGACCAGCGCTTCATGCTTGGCTGGCGCTTCGGGCGGTTGTGTGGGGAGTAACTTGAGCATGGCGTGGTGCCTTTGTTCGGGTTGCGATGGGCTAACCCTATGCCGTGCCGTGCCGCGTGTCAATCATAAAATAAATGCCCGATGCTTTTTTTTATGATTGACAAGCCCCGCGCGGTGGGGTTAGGGTTTGGGCCATGACAGTCTCAGACCTTATCGAGCAGGCAGGTGGCACGCGAAAACTGGCGGAAACGCTAGGCTGCCGTCCTAATGCCGTTTGCAACTGGCGCTATCAAGGCGTCCCATATAAGCATCACGCCCGGCTGCGCGTCATGCTGCGCCGCCGTGTGGAACGCCTGGCGCTGGCCGAGGCCCTGGAATGGAGGCCGAGTAAATGAGCGGCCCTTCACCTTGGACAGAAGAGCGCGACGCGCAGCTCACCGCCAATTGGGCGGCAGGCTTTACGACGTCCGAGATCGGCGAGCGCATGGGCATCAGCAAGAACAGCGTCATAGGCCGCGCGCATCGTTTGATGCTGGCGCCGCGTGGTTCGCCGATTAACCTAAAAGCGTCGCAGTCTTGGACTGAGGCGGATGATGCGACGTTGCGCGCCATTTACGGCGGGTTTCTCACTGCTGCCGAAATTGGCGCCCGCATGGGCCGCAGCGTCGGGCAAATTTCCTACCGCGCGAAGTTTCTTGGCCTTGTAGCCGGGCGTCGCGCGAAACAGACAAGGCCGCGCGCCCCCTCATCCGCGCGGCCTTTGGCGGGTCGGGATGCCTCTGTCCCTGGGCAAGCCCGGCCCGTCACCACATGCCGGCCACGTGCCGCGCAACCGGGCGCAGCGGCAGCTACTGCGTATGGTGGTCTTCCTCCCCTAAACTTGCCCGAGGTTGCAGCAATGCAGCCTCGGGTCTTTTCAGGGACGGAATGCTGCCATCCGATGGGCGACCGCACTTGCGATGAGCCCGTCCAAGCCAATGCGCGCGGGCTGAAATCGTCTTATTGCCCCGAGCATTTTGCCTTGATTTACGCGGCGCCGCCCGCCAAGAGCGCAAATAATCCGCCGCCTGCGACTTGGCTGAAAAATCGCGGCATGGTTTGGGCGCGCGGGTGATGAACAAGCAAAACACAATGGAGGATGAAACATGCCGTTAGACACGGCCTATGCGGAGTTTCTGGCGGGCAAGCGGCCTGCCGCCAATGCAGTCGGCCTTGATAAAGTGCCTGACTTGCACCGCGACCTTATGCCGCACCAGCGCGATTGCGTGGCGTTTGGATTGCGCCAAGGGCGCTTTGGCTTGTTCCTTGATACGGGCCTTGGCAAGACATTCGCGCAGCTTGAATGGGCATCGCCTGTATGGATGACCGTTGACCAGACAAATGTTTTAAATGTGAATGCCGCAAAAGATCAAGCGGATGAAAAGCATCTCTGCCCGTTGCAGCTTGATGTTATCGAGCGTTCTTTGATTATGTGGAGCAATACCGGCGATGTGGTGCTGTCGCCATTTATGGGGATTGGCAGCGAGGGCTTTTGCGCCATGAAGCTAAAGCGCAAGTTTCTCGGTGTTGAATTGAAAGACAGCTATTTTCGCCAAGCCTGCCGCAACATAGACGCGGCAGAGAAATCGGCAGAGAGCCTTTTTGATTACGATGCCGCGTGATGCTTGTGGTCCTGACCTTTCGCATCTGCGCCAGCGACGGCACCCAATGCGAGCCGGGCTATCAGGCGCATCGCAGCTGCATCGCGGCGCAAGCGTATGTGCGGGCGCGGTTGCATCCGTCGTTGATGATTAAAGACATTGTTTGTTCGGAGGGGAAGAAATGATTAGGGCTGCGATATGGCTTCGCATTTCTGCGGGCGCGTTTAAGGTTTCTGAATGGTTAAATGCGCTGGGTGAATGGGCGTATCGGCGCTGGCGCAGGGCTATGGGGTTGGGGCGTGAGAAATGATTATCGGCATAGACCCCGGCGCGACCGGCGCCGTCGCCATTATGTCAGACAATGGCTATCTCATTGACTTGTTCGACTTGCCGCATATTAAAGGCAGCGGCCTTAGCCCGCAGATGCTGGCGACGGCGCTTGGTGAATGGGATGATGTCAACCACGCATTCGTTGAGCGCGTGGCAGCAAGGCCCGGCGCGGGCGTTTCTGGCATGTTCAATTTTGGGCGCGATTTTGGCGTTATTCTTGGCGTTTGCGGCGCGATGGCAATTCCCTATTCGCTTGCCACTCCTTCCAAGTGGAAGCGCGACCTTGGCCTGACTGCCGACAAGGATCAGGCCCGCGCCCGTGCCGCGCAACTTTGGCCGGGTGCGGCAAAGCAATTCGCGCGCAAGAAAGATGATGGCCGGGCCGAGGCTGCGCTTATCGCGCTTTGGGGCAGTAAGCATGGGAAGGCGTTGCCATGACGGACAAAACCCTCGCCCTTGCCGGCGTCGAAGTGCGCTACGCCTTGGATTGGTTTAACCTGTCCCCTAATGATCGCCTGAAAGTCTTGGCGGCAGAAATGGCAAGAATCACGGTTGAAACGCCCACGCAAGATAAATGGCCCGCGCCCGCGCAAGGCACCGTCACCCTTGTGTACGGCTACATCATAGCGGCGCGGCGTAAGGCGGCGATTGCAAGAGCAACACCGCATGGAAGCGCGTTGTGCTGGCTGAGGCGCCACGTATGAGTGCGCCACCCTCCCCAATCACCGCTTGGGCTATCCGCGTGTTCGAGACATTGCGCGACCGTGAGCCTGATCCGGTGGAAGCGTTGGAACGTGAAGCGCACTTTGAGACGGCGAAGAACAAAGGCGCGAAGAAATGAGCGCGGGCATAGACACTGAGAGGATGTGTGAGCCGTTGCTTTGTTTTGGCAATACGCCTGAAAGCCCTGGTAAGGCTTCGCAGCTTTCTTTGGTGGTTTGTTCGGTTGAACACGCGAGAGGCCTTGTTAAAAAGTGGCACTCACGATTGCCGGTTACGCAACCAAGCCCATGGCGCTTTGCTTTTGCGGCGCAATATGACGGACTAACTTACGCCGTTGCTTTGTGGAACAATCCAAGCGCGCGAACATTGCCTAGTCATTGGCTTGAATTGCGGCGGATGGCGGTCAGCAGCGATGCGCCGCATTGCACCGCGTCTTGGTTTTTGGGCGCCATGCTCAGGTTTTTCCGCACGCATGAAATCAGCGCAGAGAAATTGATTTCCTACCAAGATTGCGACGTTCATCGCGGCACGATCTACAAAGCGGCGGGCTGGCATGTTGCTTATGTTTCAAAGCCAAGAGTGAGAGACAGAAGCACTAAGCGCCCCAGCGGGCGCATGTATCGTTGGAACATTAACAGCGATGCGCCGGACGCGGCGGGTAAAGCTAGATGGGAAATTTGTCTATGAGCCTCACCGCGTCCGCCCTTTGGCTGGCAGAGGAAATGCGCCTGCCGGTGTTCGCCTGCGGGCATGACAAGCGCCCGGTCACACAACACGGCTTCCATGACGCGACACGCGACCCGGCAGAGATCAAGGCGCAGTTCGGCACTCCAGGCGCGGCCATGATCGGCGTCCCGACCGGCCAAGGCGCCGGTTTTTTCGTGGTGGACCTGGACGTTAAGAACGGGGCGCAGGGGTTGGAATGGCTTGCTGCAAACCAGCACCGGCTACCCCGGACCCGGACGCACAAGACACGATCCGGCGGGCAGCATCTTCTTTTCCAATGGCCGGAGGGCCGCACCGTGCGCAACAGCGCGTCGCGCATCGCCCCAGGTGTCGACGTGCGGGGCAACGGCGGATACATCATCGCTCCGCCTTCCCCGGATTATGAGATAGCCGATCATAGCGCGCTTGCAGAAGCGCCCGCGTGGTTGCTGGCGATGATTGACCCGCCTGTAGCACCTCGTGCTATAGATGCGCCAAGGCCATCCCCAGCGCCCCGCCAATCTGGCGACGGCACGCGCTACGGCCTGCAAGCCCTAGACAATGAGTGCCAGGCCATCTTAACCGCTCCGGACGGCGGTAAGCATGACACCTTAAACCGGGCGGCGTTTTCAATCGGCGGGCTTGTCGCAGCGGGTGAATTGGCGGAAGGCCCTGCCCTTCAAGCACTGGCGTCCGCATTGGCCGGCATAGCGTCACGTTGCGAGGATTACCCGGCGGCGCAGAAAACCCTAGGCGCGGCATTTAGGGCAGGCATGGCCAAGCCCCGTGAAGCCCCGCCCCGGCTTATCCGCCGCGTGGTGGAGGAATACGCCCCTACGCGCCCGGAGCCGCCGCCCCTGACAGAAGCGCCTGAGCATTGGGGCGCAGAGCCAGACATGGAACCGGACATAATGGTGGAGCGCGTGGCGCCGGACATCAAGGCGACCGGCTTGCCACTTGTCTATTTTGGAGAAATTAAGCCCGCGCTCACCGGCGATGATTTTGTCGAGGGCTTGCTGATCCGGGCCGCGATGTCAGTCATCTATGGCCCGTCCAACTGCGGCAAGACGTTCCTGATGGCGGACCTGGCGTTGCATGTGGCGCTGGGCTGGAAATGGTGGGGGCGCGATGTCACCCAAGGCGCGGTCATCTATTGCGCCCTTGAAGGCGCTTTCGGTATCCGCAACCGCGTAGCAGCCTTTGCGCTACATCACGGCCTAGATGGGCAGGAAATCCCGTTTGCTATCATCCCGGTGGGCTTGAACATTCTGGATCCGGAGGCGGACACTGACCGGCTGATAGCCGCCATAGAGGAAGCCGCCGAAAAGCTTGGGATGCCGGTGGCGCTTGTGGTGATGGATACCCTAAGCCGGGCCATTGCCGGCGGCAATGAAAACTCCCCGGAAGATATGGGCGCCCTGGTGGCCAATTCCGACAAAATCCGCCAAGTGACGGGCGCTCATATCGCTTGGGTGCATCACTCCGGCAAGGATCAAGCCCTAGGCGCGCGTGGCCATAGCCTTCTCCGGGCCGCGACTGACACTGAGATCGAGATTTCCCGCACGGACGCCAATAGCCCGTCCACCGCCCGCGTCACCAAACAGCGCGAGCTTGAGATTGACGGGGTTTTCACGTTCATCCTGCATCGCGTGGAATTAGGCCTAAACCAGCGCGGCAAGCCCGTCACGTCATGCGTGGTGGAACCGGCAGAGGAAGGCCCTGCCAAGGCCCGTGTAAGCCTCACCAATGGCGAGGCCATGGCGCTTCGCATCCTTCATGACGTGATGGCCACGCAACCCGCCCATGTGCCTTACCAAGCCTCGCAAGCGGGCGTGACGGTGGCAGCAAGCAAGCAAGCATGGCGGGAAACATTCTTCGCGCGTTCAACCGCAGATAGCCATGAGGCGAAGAAGAAAGCGTTTAACCGGGCAGCCGATGGGCTGGCCCAAAAGGGACAAATCGGGGTGCATCATGACACAGTTTGGGCGGTCTAAACCAATGCAAAATTGTAATGACATGCCTCTTTTCAGGGGTATTTATGCCGGGACATTGCCGGGACAAATCGGGACAAATCGGGACAATTACCCCCCGGCTGATGCCCCGCAGTCGGGACAATTTGGAACCCCCCCCCTAAAGGGGGGGGTCCAATGTCCCGCCGGGACAGGGGTGGGAATGTCCCGCGTCCCGGATGATGCGCTTGAAAAAAACACAAAGCGAAACGAAAGCCGAGAGGCGATTTTCCAAGCGTGGCTGGCCGAGTGCCGAGCCTATGACGCGGCAGGCCGGCAGGATGAAGTCCCGCCTTTGCCACCGGGCTACCTGTCCAGCGGCCCCAAGCTATGGCGCGAAGGTGCAACCCATTCTGGCAAGAGGTGGCGCTGATAAAAATGACCCCACGGCAAATCGGCGCCTATCACGCGGCGATTGACATGCGCGACTTTGCCCAAGGCCGGGCACATGCCGCGCGCAACGCTGCCACACAAGCCGATAGCCAAGACGGGCGGGATTACCGGGCTGGCGAGGCGGAATGGTGGGAGCAACGCGCCAAGGTGGCGGAAGAGATTATCCGGAAGCAGGAGCGTCAACCATGAAACATCTTCCCAAACCACCCAAGCCCATGCTAGACCGGAAAAACAGATCAGGAGCCAGAAATGGTAGAAAAGGCGCTTGACATGGTAGAAACCCCGCGCGCGCGCGCGAAACCGGCGAGCGGTATCCCGGCGAGCGGTATTCCAGCCGGCGGCGTCGGCACAGGTGGGCCGGCAAGCGGCGCACCTGCCCGCGCGCCGTTTGGCGAGGCGCCACAGCCTGCGCCTTGGACCAAGAGCGAGGGCCGGCGCGTGGCGGCTGAAATTCGCGCCAGCATTGCAGATCGGCGCCAGGAGCTGCTTGATGCCCAGATGACCCGCGCGCTTAATCCTGCCCATCCGCAAGGCCACGCGGCAGCGGTGAACCTGCTTGACCGGATTATGCCGCCCGAAAGCAAGGCGACCCTTGCCGGTGATCCTGACGAACCGGTGGCGATCACCCGGATTGAGCGCGTGATTGTGGAAAAGGCGCAAGACGCCAAAGATTGAAAGAATGCCCCTTGACTCCTTAACCGCTGGTCCCGGCTGGCGTATCTCTTCAACCAGCGCGCAAGCGCCAACACGGCGTTAAGGGGTGGTGATGAAGTGTCGTGATGGTTGGAACCGGGAATAAAAAAACGCGCGCCGCGCATTTTTCCTGTTGACAGTGCGGGCCAATGGTCCTATGTTCCCGTTATCAGCAAGGGCAATCAAGCCCGGCTGGCACGGAAGATAGACAGATGGACGCAGCGCAAAACCTTACTGGCCGCAAGTTTCCTGGCCACACATTGGCAGAATTGAAAGCCTTTGTTGCGGCTGGCAAAGGCACGGCGGAAATGATGACCGAAATTGCAAACCGCGAAACCGGCACAAGCACGCATTACCGCGTGCCGCAGTTGATTGGCGGTAAAGTTTCGCTTTGCATTGGCCGGATGTAAGGAGATAACCCGATGACAAACCTTCCCGCAAAGCGCGCATACCTCACCAACGCCGGCAAAGCCGGCTGGTTCCTGACCATCGTTGAAGCTGGCCAAGAATACGGCGCTGGCCAACGTGTGACCGTTTCCGGACGCCGCGAAGCCCGCCGCGTTTGCGCTGAACTCGGCGCGGTGGCGTGGAATTTCTAACATGACCCCTGACCAATTCCGCGCTGCCCTTGCCGATCTAAGCTTATCTCATTCCGGCTTTGCGCGCATGGCCATGGTGGACGCCCGTACCGTCCGCCGCTGGTGCGACGGAACGCGGGCGGTTCCTGGGCCGGTAGTGGCGCTGTTGCGGATGATGATGGCTAAGGATGAATGCCGCGAAATTGCGCTTGAACAGTGGAATGCGCTAACGCCAGGAAAAAGCCCATGACTGAACCCGTCGCCGTATTTCATGCCGCGCCTGGCTGGAAATGCCAGCGCTGCTATAAGGTGTTGCCCGAGGTCGGGTTTGTGCCGGCGCATCCTGACATCTGCCTGCGATGCGTGGCGATAGTCGAGCCTGACCTGGAGTTTGACGTTCACGCGCTGGCCGCTGCCCGGTTTGATCGGATGTATCAGGAAGAGCGCGCCAATGGCGCAGATAGCCTGCTGGCCATTGCCCGCGCCGGGCGCCGGAACAAGGGGTTAGCATGACCACAGAACAGCATGCCTTAGCTGTGGCAGAAGCCTTGCGTGAGCGGTTGGATTGGTTGGAACGGGCCATTAAGTCCGGCAACCACAAGGGCTATGCCGCCGCATCTTACCGCAAATTCTGCGAAATGATGCAGCATTGGTGCGTCGAATTGCAGAAATGACCGCTCTGCAAATCCAAACCCCAGCTTGGGCTAAGCCGCTGCTGGCGCCTTCCCGATACAAGGGCGCATGGGGCGGGCGCGGCTCCGGCAAGTCGCATTTCTTTGCCGAGGCCATGATTGAGGCGCATATCCTGGACCCTGGCACCTATTCGGTATGCGTCCGAGAAAACCAGAAGAGCCTTGCCCAATCCGTCAAGCGCTTGCTTGAAACCAAAATCGAAACCCTAGGCGCCGGAGATTACTTCGAGGTTCAAGAGGCAGTCATTAAGTCGCGCCGGGGCGATGGGCGCATCATTTTTCAGGGAATGAAAACCCATACGGCGGACAGCATCAAGTCCTTGGAGGGCTATGACCGGGCTTGGGTGGAGGAGGCGCAGAGCCTAAGCCAAACCAGCCTAGACATGCTGCGCCCCACAATCCGCAAGCCTGGCAGCGAGCTATGGTTCACCTGGAACCCGCGCGAGAAATCCGACCCGGTTGACCATTTGCTGAGGGGCGACACCCCGCCCAAGGATACCGTGGTCATTGGCGTGAATTACAATGACAATCCTTGGTTTCCGGACGTGCTACGCGATGAAATGGAGTATGATCGGCGCCGCGATCCGGACAAATACAAGCACGTTTGGCTTGGCGGGTATCTGGCCAACAGCGAGGCGCGCGTGTTCCGGAATTGGCGTGTCGAGGAGTTTGACGCGCCGCGCGATGCTATCCACCGCATGGGGGCTGACTGGGGTTTCAGTGTGGACCCTTCCGTCTTGGTGCGTTGCCACATTATAGGCCGGACGCTCTATGTGGATTATGAAGCCTATCAGGTTGGGTGCGAGATTGTGAACCTGCCCGAGTTGTTTATGACCATTCCCGAGGCAGAGAAATGGCCCATGACAGCCGATAATGCCCGGCCCGAGACTATCTCGCACATGCGAAAGCATGGCTTCCCGCGCATCTTTCCGGCGGTAAAGGGGCCGCGATCCCTGGAGGAGGGGGTGGAATGGCTGAAATCCTATGACATTGTGGTCCACCCGAGATGCGTCCACACGATTGACGAGCTAACCCTGTATTCCTACAAGCGCGACCCCTTGACCGACCGCATCTTGCCGATCCTCGAAGATAAGAAGAACCACGTCATAGATGCCTTGCGCTATGCCAGCGAAGGCGTCCGCCGCGCCAAGGTAGAAAACCGCCCCCCAATTATACCCTTGCCAAGTGCCCATCGTTGGGGGTAACATACCGTCCCATGGCGCGCATTTCCCGAGAGCAGGCCCTGGCAAACCTCCATCAGGAGGCGATGGCGGAATTTGACCGCATTCAATCCGCGTTGCGGGACGAACGATTGCAATGCCTGAAAGACCGGCGTTTTTATTCCATTGCCGGCGCCCAATGGGAAGGCCCGCTTTCGAAGCAATTTGAGAACAAGCCCAAGTTTGAGGTGAACAAGGTTCACCTTTCCGTCATTCGCATCTTTAACGAGTTCCGGAATAACCGTATTTCGGTTGCTTTTGTGTCCAAGGAAGGCCGGGAAGATGATCCTTTGGCCGAGACTTGCAACGACCTATACCGCGCCGATGAACAGGATAGCGTGGCAGAGGAAGCCTATGACAACGCCTTTGAAGAGGCGGTGGGCGGAGGCTTTGGCGCTTGGCGCTTGCGGACGGAATACGTTAATGAGGAAGATGAGGACGACGATAAGCAGCGCATCCGGATAGAGCCGATCTATGATGCTGACAGCTCCGTGTGGTTTGATTTAGACGCCAAGCGCCAAGACAAGGCTGACGCCAAGTGTTGCTTTGTGCTGACTTCCATGACGCCGGCAGCCTATGAGCGCGAATGGAATGACAGCCCGGCAAGCTGGCCCAAGGAAGTGCAGCAGCTAGAGTTTGATTGGGCATCGCCCGATGTTGTCTATGTGGCGGAATATTACAAGGTGGAAGAGGTTTCCGAAACCATCCGGATATTCCGGACACTTGCCGGGCAAGAGGAAAAGCATTCTCAGGACGAGTTCGACGAAGATGAAGAGCTTGAAGCCCGCCTGGCTGCAACCGGCGCGCGGGAATTGCGCCGCAAGCGCGTGAAGCGCCGGAAGGTGCGGAAATACATCCTGAGCGGCGCCAAGGTTTTGGAAGATTGCGGGCATATTGCGGGGCGGCATATCCCGATTGTGCCGGTTTATGGCAAGCGCTGGTTTGTGGATAACGTCGAGCGGTGCATGGGGCATGTGCGGCTGGCGAAGGACGCGCAACGCTTGAAGAATATGCAGCTTTCCAAGTTGGGCGAGATTGCGGCGCTTTCCAGTGTGGAAAAGCCGATTGTAACACCCGAGCAGGTTGCCGGTCACACTCAAATGTGGTCAAACGATAATCTGACAAATTTCCCGTATCTATTGTTAAACCCCATCACAGACGTTAGCGGAAACCAGCAACCCGCCGGGCCAATGGCCTATACCAAGCCTCCGCAAATACCGCCCGCATTGGCTGGCATGTTGGCCTTGACCGAACAGGATATGCAGGAAATCTTGGGAGCGGCGCAGCAGGCCGACAAGATGGTATCGAACATTTCCGGCAAAGCGGTGGAGATGATTCAACAGCGCTTGGATATGCAGGCCTATATCTACCTGTCCAACATGGGCAAAGCCGTGAAACGGTGCGGCGAAGTTTGGCTTTCCATGGCAAAGGACGTGTTTGTTGAACAAGGCCGCAAGATGAAGGCTATCGGCGCGCAAGGCGAGGTTTCCACCGTCGAGCTTATGCGCCCGATCATGAGCGATGACGGCGAGGTTGAGCATGAGAATGACCTATCTGACGCCGAGTTTGACGTTGCGGTGACGGTTGGCCCGTCCAGTTCCAGCAAGCGCGCGGCTACCGTGCGCGCCCTGACTGGCATGATGGCCATTACACCCGATCCAGAGACGCAAAAGGTGCTGCAAGCCATGGCTATGATGAACATGGAAGGCGAGGGCATTGATGAGGTGCGAGAGTATTTCCGCAAGCAGCTTGTGCAGCAAGGCGTATTAAAGCCGACTGACGAGGAAGCGCAAGCAATGGCACAGGCCGCGCAAGAGCCGCCGCCCCCGACGCCGGAACAACAATACTTGATCACGCAAGCGCAGAAGGCATTGGCCGAGGCCGATAAGATCAAGGCCGAAGCGCAGAAGATTGCGGCAGAGTTCTCGCCCGAGATGATCCAGGCAAAGCAGGCCGGCGAAGTGGCGAAGATTGACGCTGATGTGGAAAAGGCCAGGCTTCAGGCTGAAACCGCGCGATTGAATGCAGATGTGGCCCGGATTAAGGCGCTGGCCGAGGTTGAGATGGAGCGGGAGAAAGCCCGCGCCGTGGTGGAAGCGCCGCAACGCGAGACTAACAGCAACCCGCCTTTGATTGTGGTGGATCAGAACGGCGGCATTCAGAAGGTAATGGCGCCGGCCATTGAGGCTATGAGCATGGCGCTTGCTGATGCGGGCGCTGCCATCGAAAGCCTGGCGCAAAGTCAAGGCCAGATGGTGGAGAAGATGGACGCCAATCACGCGCAATCGGAAAGGTCTCGCAAGTCGAAGGTTGTGGTGCGGAAGGCGGCTGACGGTTCCTACGTTGGCGAGAGGATTGATGGTTGATGGCTATGCAATCATGTCGGCACCTAAGCGCGTTGTGCGAGGCCCTAATGGCCGCGCCATGGACGGCGAAACCGTTTTAAATTGATCGGGAAATACCATGTCAGCAACCAATGCCTTTGAGACAAGCCTTTTGCAGCACATCTTCCAAAACGCTGCGATTGCCAACATTGGCGATGCTACGGGCCTGCCGGCCTCCGCTACTGCTGGGTCATTGCATGTGTCTTTGCATACGGCGGACCCTGGCGAGGCCGGGGCGCAGAATACCAGTGAGGCGGCCTATACCGGCTATGCTCGCCAGGCGGTTGCGCGCTCTGGTGCGGGCTGGGTGGTGTCTGGCAACAACGCATCAAACGCGGCGGCGGTGGCGTTTGGGCCTTGCACGGCAGGCAGCGAGACCATTACGCATTTCGGCATCGGCACCGCGTCAAGCGGCGCGGGAAACTTGCTTTTCAAGGGCGCTTTGACCGCTTCAATTTCTGTCACGACAAGTGCAAACGCAACGCAAACCTTCGCCATTGGCGCGCTTGATGTAAACGTTGACTGATGCATGATCCTACTTAACTCCACCTCCGACAAGCTTAGGCTGGTCACGGCGCAAGCGGGCGATATTCGCGTCCACGCTGCTTTTGCCGATCTAGCAAGCGGGGCAGTCACGGTTGGGCGGCTGAATACGGCTATCTCTACCGCGACCACGACTGACATTGTAGCAAGCCCCGGCGCTTCAACTTCGCGCGCCGTGCAGCTTGTGAATATCTGGAACGACAGCGCGACAGACGCGAACAAGATCACCATTCAGCATACCGATGGCACAACCACGGTTGACATCTATTCTCTTTCGCTTCCAGCGCAGGCTGGTCTTGTTTATGTGGAAGGCGAAGGCTGGACTGTCACGGGAAATTCAAGGCCTACAAACATCCAAGTCTTTGCCGCCAATGGCACTTGGAACAAGCCGACGAGCTTCAATCCAGCAGTGGTTATGGTTCGCGTTTGGGGCGCAGGCGGCGGCGGTGGCGGTGGCTCATCTCTGGCGACTGCGACCGTCACCAAAGGCGGCGGCGGCGGCGGTGGCGGATGCTTTGTCGAGCGCATTTTCCGCGCCAGTGATCTTGGCGATACGGTGAGCGTGACCATCGGTGCAGGCGGTTCGGTTGGCACGGGTGCAACGGCAGGCGGTTCCGGTGGTGACGGCGGCGTAGGGGGCAACACGACATTCGGTGCGCTGCTGACCGGCTATGGGGGCGGCGGCGGGAGGGGCGGGCAAAACTCTGCGCTTGCGACTGGCGGCGGAGGCGGCGGGGGCGGGCATTCCGCAGGCACATCGGCAAGCGCCGCAGTTGGCGGTAACGGTGGTCAACCAACATCGGCTGGGCCGGGATTTGACATTCAAGGAATCACCGGGACGATTGGCGCTGGTAGTACTCACTACGCACATTTGGGCGGTGGCGGTGGGGGCGGTTCGTCGTCGTTTCCGACAATGACGCTGGGCGGCGGGTCGCTGTTCGGCGGCGGCGGCGGCGGCTCGGGCGGCGGAACCACAGCAGTTCCTGCTGTGGTTGCTGCGTCTTCCGGCGGTGGATTTAGTTCGAGTGTTGGTGGTGGCGGTGCAGCGGGCGTTTCTGGCCCAGTACCTCAGCCAGGTGAGGCGGGCGGGCCGACTAACGGCACTAATGGCGGTGCGGGCGGCGGGGGCGGCGGTTCAACCGTGCAGGCTTCCACCAATGGCGCGGCGGGCGGCGCAGGCGGCCTTGGCGGCGGTGGCGGCGGTGGCGGTGGCCGTGGCAGTACTCCGGGCCTTGGCGGCGCGGGCGGCATCGGCGGTGACGGCTACTGCGTCGTGATTTCTTGGTAGCGCCATGATCTATTTGGCGTCCACCTCTGACAAATTGCAGGTCGTAACTTCCAGCGCGAACCCTATTCATGTTCATGCGACCTTCATGGACTTGTCTGGCACGACTGTAACGCCAGACCGCACAGACATTAGCATTGGGGCGGCGACCACGACTGACGTTGTGGCCAGCCCCGGTGCGTCAACCACGCGCAAAATCAAGTTCCTTAGCGTGTTCAATGACCATGCCACGGCGGCGCAGAACATCGTTATTAGGCACACTGACGGGACGACTGTTGTTGATTTGTGGGCCGGGTCTGTGCCAGCGCAGACCGGCGTTACCTTTGACGAAAAAAGCGGGTGGCGAGTAGCATCGCCGTTCCCATCGGCTGACATACAGACGTTTGACGCTCCGGGCGGGAATTGGATCAAGCCGACCGGCCCGCGCACCGGGCTGACCCTGATCCGGTTATGGGGCGGTGGTGGTGGGGGCGGTGGGGGCGCCTCGCTGGCGACTGCATCTGTCGCTAAGGGCGGCGCGGGCGGTGGCGGGGGCGCGTGCGTCAGCCAACTTTATCTAACCGATGAACTGCCTGATCAATTTCGTGTTCTTATCGGCACAGGAGGCGGCGGCGGCCCCGGCGCGTTAGCTGGCCAAGCGGGCACGGCTGGCACTAATGGCGCATACTCGGCTGCCCGCGTTGTGACCTACACGTTACTGTTTGCTTATGGCGGGCTTGGGGGAATTGGTGGTCAGGCCAGTGCTATTGTTACCTCCGGTGGTAGTGGTTCCGGCACTCACGCGACTGCCGGGGCTGTGAGCAGTTCCGCAGCATCCGGGCAACCCACAAACGGTAGCAACTCATCGCCGTTTGGCCCTACATGGGAAGGCGGTTCTGGCGGCGGTGGGTCGAGCAACAGCCCAACCGTGCCTATCGTGACGGCAGGCGGAACTTCCCGGTGGGGTGGCGGCGGTGGTGGTTCTGGCGGTTGTCATACCAACGTCCCGGCAAACGTAGATGCTACGGCAGGCGGCGGAACCGGAAACAGCGTAGGCGCTACGGCGGGCGGGCTTGGCGGTGCAGCGGGCACGAGCGGCGTATCGCCCACGGCAGGGGCAAACGGCGTTGACACTAACGGCATTGTAGGCGGCACGGGCGGGGGCGGTGGCGGAACAACCATCACGGCTTCCACGGCAGGCGCAAACGGTGGCAACGGTGGCAAAGGTGGCGGTGGTGGTGGCGGCGGCGGGGTGGGTATGAATCCCGGCATAGGCGGCAACGGCGGCAACGGCGGCAACGGTTACGGGATCATCATGTCATGGTGAATGTGGATAAGAAGTTTGCCTTGGTGCGTGTCGCGGATGGCTGGGTGTGGAACACCTGCCGGTGGGATGGCGTGACGCCATGGAACCATCTGCCACCCGGTATTGATGAGTTCGAGTGCCCCGAATACGTCGGGCCGGGGTGGTTTTACAGCAATGGCGAATGGTTGCCACCCGCACCACTTGAGCCCCCGTCCGATCCTCCGCCCGAGGAATAAACGATGGCCCGGTTTGGCGCCTTCAATCCGATCTTAGAACCCAAAGCGTGGTTTGACGCCAAGGTTCTGCCCAAGGGTTGGTTCACTGATGAACTAATCCCCGAGCCGACTGGCGGCGGCGGGGCTATATCTGGCGCGACAACGCTAACCTTCACGCCGGCAGGCGCTTTGCTTGGCGACAGCCTGATTACCGGCGCATCAACGCTAACCTTTACCACGGCGGCAGACCTTATTGGGTCCGGCGGCGCGGGCGCCAACATTGAAGGCGCGACCTCGCTAACCTTCACGCCAAGCGCCACGGCGTTTGGTGGCGCGGTAATTGAAGCGGCTTCTACCGTCACGTTCACCACGGCGGGCGACCTAACCGGATCAGGCAGCGCCAGCGGCGATATAGCCGGTTCGACATTGCTCACGTTTGCCTTATCGGGTGCGCTGGCCGGGGCAAGTATTGTTTCCGGCGCGACTTCGCTCACGTTCACGGCAACGGGTACGGTGGAGCAGCCTATTACCGGCAGCGGCGGTCCTGGCAACGCGCAACGCGGGCGCAAGCGCGCGGTCTATATGGTGGATGGCAAGGTTTTCGACCGGGCAGAGGACGCCGCGCGATACCTTGCCAGCGTCACCTTGCCCGAGCCGCAAGATGAAGCGCAATCCGCGCCGCGCCCGCGCCGCGCCGCGCCGGTGGCAGAGGTGGAGATTGAAGGCGAGCGCATGGCCCTGGAGCCTATCGCGCTGCCCGTGAGCGCCACGCCCGAATTCGTGGCTGATATGGTCCGGGGCGAATTGCAGGCTGCCAGGCGCAAGCTACAGCGGCGGCAGGAAGCGATGGAGCGCGAGGAAATGGCGGCTGTCATGGCGGCAATGCAACTGCTGCTGGAAGACGGCGAAGAGATTGTTTTTCATTAAGGAGCATCGCATGAAAAAGCCCGTCTGGAAAACCAAAGACCCGACCAAAGGCGACAAGAAGCTAGCGCCCAAGCAAAAGGCGGCGGCGAAAGCCATGGCAAAGGAAGCCGGGCGCCCGTATCCGAACCTTGTGGATAACATGCGCGCCGCGCGCAAAAAGAAATAACGGCATCCGCCCTGCCGGTGAAGGGTGAGACAGGAATCCAAAATGAGCGAAACACAGACGAAAGAGCCTGACCTTGAGATCGAGGAACAGGTTGCACCGCTTGACGCGCCAGAGGCTGAGGCGCTAGCCCCGGAGCCGGAAGAGGTAATTGTCACCATTGGCGATGAACCCGCCCCCGAGCCGCCCGAGGCAGCCCCTGAATGGGTGCGGGAATTGCGCCGCGTCAACCGCGAGCGCGAGCGTGAAATCAAGGAATTGCGCGACAAGCTGGCGGCGAAGGAAGCAACCCCGCCGCCCGCAACCGATCCCGGCAAGAAACCTACGCTGGAAGATCACGATTACGATACCGAGGCGTATGAGCGCGAAATTACGGCTTGGTATGAGCGCAAGCGCAATGCCGATGCTGAAATCACGCGCCAGCTTCAAACGGAACAGGAGCAACAAAAAGCCTGGCAAGCCAAGCTGGAAGGCTACGGCAAGGCCAAGGCTGAATTGCGGGTGCCGGATTATGAAGAAGCGGAAGCCGTGGCTCAAGCTACGTTTAGCGTGCCGCAACAGAGCATCATCGTGGCCGGCGCCGAAAATCCAGCCTTGCTGATTTACGCCATGGGCAGAAGCCCGGCTAAAGCCAAGGAATTGGCTGCCATTACCGATCCCGTCAAGTTTACCTTTGCCGTAGCCAAATTGGAGGCACAATTGAAAGTCACCCCCCGCAAGGCGCCCCCCGCGCCTGAGAAGCAAATCCGATCAACCGGCGGCGTTCCCATGTCCGGTGCCGTGGATAGCACCCTGGAGCGGTTGCGCGAAGAAGCTGCCCGGACGGGCAATGCTACAAAAGTCCATGCTTATAGAATGGAAAAGCGCAATGCCGGAAAAAAATAATTGACGCCAAGCCGGGCGCTGGCGTAAAGTGTCAGCGCCCAGGTGTCGCGAGCCGTAAATCGCAGAGGGCATAGAACGGCAGCCGCCCGGCCTTATGGGTGAGACATGGCAACAATCCCCATCTCTCAACATAGAGGCTATGAAACATGGCAAACAGTTTTAGCAAAGAAGAGCGCATCGCCTTCGAGAATATCCTTGAAGGCTTTCAGGACGCGCTTGTTCTTTCCCGCAATGTGGCGGTCTACAACACCGATCAGGTGATGATGGAGCGCACAAACAACATCATCTGGCGCCCGCAGCCGTACATCGCGACGAGCTACGCCGGCACCGATATGACTGCCAACTTCGATGATTACACGCAGTTGACCGTCCCGGCCACAATTGGCTTTCAGCGTTCCGTGCCATGGGTGATGACCGGCACCGAATTGCGCGATGCCTTGCAGGAGAATCGCCTTGGCGATGCTGCGAAGCAGAAGCTTTCTTCTGACATCAACGTGGCGATCATGAACGTGGCGTCGCTGCAAGGCACGTTGTTTGTGAAGCGCACGGTTGCCGCGTCCGGCTTTGATGACGTGGCGCAGTGCGAAGCCATCATGAACGAACAAGGCGTGATGATGGAAGACCGCTATCTGGCGCTTTCCACACGCGACTATAACGGCATGGCGAGCAACCTTCAGGCTGTGACCCGTTCCTTCGGCAACCAAACCAGCGATAACGCGCTACGCCGCGCGCTTGTCGGCACGGTGGCCAGCTTCGATACCTACAAACTGGACTATGCCCTTCGCAAAACTGCAGCCGCTGGTGGCGCGGGCTTGCAGATCAACACGACCGTGGCTGGCGCGCAGTTCTATGTCCCGAAGGCCACCGCCGTCGCGGCGACTGGCGAAACCAGCAATGTTGATAACCGCTTCCAAACTGTCACAATCTCCAGCACGACAAGCGTGGCGCCGGGCGATGCCTTCACCATTGCGGGCATCGAAGCGGTGCATCACATCACCAAGCAAAGCACGGGGGTTCTTAAAACCTTCCGCGTGATCAGCGTGCCAAGCGCGACGACGCTGGTGATTTCGCCGCCGCTTATCACGGCGCCGGGCGGCACTGATGCGGAAGTGCAGTAGCAGAATTGCGTGGCTGCCAGTGTGACGACCACTGCCGCTATCGTGTTCAGGAATACCGTGACC